TTACCTGTTTTTGGATCAGAAGTTAAACGTATAGTTTCTTGACGAATTTTATTTTGCAAATCAATGTACGTTCGGCCAAGCGGAGTATATTGGCCTTTTACAGCGTCATATTGTTTTGCAATTAACGCGTCAAGACCTTGCTTAATTCGGTCAAGGTCTGAAACGTTATAATCAAATGAACTAACTTTATTTGGATCAAGCGACCATCCCGGCATCCCTTTAGTAACTTTGTCAGTTTCCGCAATTTCTCGCGCAATTTTAGTTGCGCCAATTTCGTCTGCACGACGAACCAGAGTTGCCAATTTTCCAGACGGGTCGGTAACTTTTAATGAATACGCTTGCGTATACAAAGGCGATGCGTCTTGTTGGCGTATACGCATCAAGTCATCTACAGTTGACGCAAACCTTCTTCCTTGCGTATCCAAATTTTCTTCCGCTGCCGACGCAAGCCGCTCGCCCCGCGTTGCGGCGCGTTGCTCAACAACGTCTCGCAATTCTTTTCTTGCCGTGCCGGGAATAGTTGCAAGAACGTCTGCCAACTTTCTTGTATTTTCGCCAACATCAAACATTCGCCCCTCTGGGCCTAATTCCCCCATTTGAGCGCGAACATATGTTTCAAAATCCATGCCTTCTGGAGCATCTCGTCGTAAGGCTCTAGCAAGGCGTTTTTGCGCTTCATTTAGCGCAACGTTTTTGCTAAATCGTTCACCAACGTTTGTCATTACCGGGCCAACAGTTGCGCCCAATCCTGCGCCAGCACCGCCCATTAAACCGCCCGTTCCCGCGCCTTCCAATATGTCTATTGCATATTCACGCGGCGTAGTTGCGCGGGATTGCCCTGCTGCGCTAATTGCGCCTTGAGTCCCGCCCGTCATTGCGGCACGGCCCATGCGCCCTAATGCGGTCAATTCTTGTGCGCCACGCACAGGGACACTTGCGCCGCCAAACCCGCCAGCCAATGATGACCCAAGCGTTGTAAAAGCCGAAGCAACAGGGTTTTGTTCCTCAAACTGCGTTTTTGCGCCTTGCACAAAATCTCGGCCTTGCGGGGACATGACGCGCTGCGGGAACCCCATGCCAAGAACATCGCCCGCCTTCAATCCAAATTGCGCCCACGTTGGAATTTTGCGGCCTTGCTTAAATTCTTCTGATTCTTCCGGAGAAGCAGGCGCAGACACCATGTGCCTCATGGATTGGCGTTGTTCAAGTTCTGCAATACGCGCCAAATCCCTTGATTTGCTTTCAAGTTCTTGCAGGCGACGTTCTTCTTCTGGAGTAAGAGCCATCAGTTTCTTCCCCCACGCTTGGCACGAAGCGCATCAAGTTCTGCTTGCTCGGCAGGAGACAGACCGCCTTGCGGAGCCGCTGCCTGTTCTTTCTTAAACGGGTTAATCAATACGTCTTGCATGGCTTTATCCATTTCTGGAGTCCATGCGCGCCCGGCGCGAGCCTTTGCGCCCGCCACAACGCCCAACAACCGATCATATTTAGCGGCTGCAACTTGATCGTTTTCGGTAATAGACGGCAAATATGATTTCTTGTTGGCTTCTTTCTGTTCTTCGGTGTAAGAAATGCCGGTTGCCAAAGTTAGCAACGCATCCAGCATATCGGACTGTGCCGCGCTAACGATTTGACGCTCCGGCGATTGAACCGCGCCGGTTGCCCCGCGAACAACGGGAATTGACGATACTGCGGCTTCCATTTTGCCGGGGCGCAAGGCTTCTGGAGATTGTGCAATAACTTGGTTAATTTGCCTTTGCGCGTTCAATACACGGTTTGTCAAATACGAGGCTTGATTTTCGGCTTCTGACGTTTTTGCGCCAGATTCTTTTGCAGCCGGTTTACCAATAGCCTGTGAATACGGAACGTATGTATCTACGCCATTAACCTTTACCGTATACAACTGTTTTGGCTCTGCTGACGGTGCAACACCTTTTGGCTTTTCTTCCGTAGTGCCGTCGCTGTATTGCACCACTATTCTGTTGCCAAAATCAACTTCTTTCGTAATTACTTTTCTTTGTTTCAACGCGCCGTAATCAACGTCTTGACCGCTTTGAATAGCCGTTTGAACCGCTTTGCGACTTTCGGGGTCAAGGGTCATTATTTGTTCCGCAGTTAATGCGGGCATCTTGGGCTTGGTACGCGCAGTCTTATACGCCTCAAGCAATTCGGGATCGGTAACCAACGCTTCGCGGCCATACTTGGTTGACGCAAGGCGCACAGGGTCAAGCGGGCCACGCACCATAGCAAGGCCACTTGCATCCGGCGTAGTTTCAGCGGCAGTTAACGGCTTGCGCCCCGAGTCAAGGCTTTCACGCAACTGCTGGCCGGTGCGTTCAACGCCAGCCACATCCTTTTCAATTGCAGCCGAAGCCTTTTGCTCGGCCTCACGGGCTTTACGGCTTTCCTTGCCAGCCATGTACGATTGCAGGATTTTCGCCAAGCCTTGCGTATACGAAACAGGGCCAGCCATATCCATTTGCAACGGCTGATAAGCCTGTTGCTGAAGTGCGTCCGCTAATGCCTGTCTGCGCTGTGCGTCGGCAGCAGCGGCTTCGTATTCGCTTGAGGGGCGAAATGTTTGGAAGTATTTAACCGCCATAGTAGTCACCCTTGAAATCGCCGCCCTGCGGGGAATACATCCCCGGCGTCTTGGGCATAGGTTGCTTGGCTATCGGATTCGGCGGGAACAACCGCGCAGACTGCGGGGCGGCGTTATAGCCGTTCACCGAAGCCAGCGGACTGTTGTATTGCGCAGGCTGCGTGGTTTCGTCGTTAGCACCGAAATTGCTAGACGGACGCCCTTGCAACATTTGCGCAAGGCGCTGACCACGGCCCATCTGTTGCTGCGGCCCTTCAAACGATTGATATGGCGTAAGCATTAGAGCGCTCCGTAGTTAACCATCTTGTACCCGCTACTATGGGTGCTGACGGCTTCCGGCTTCACAGATTCAACTTCGTCGGCCATCACGCCACGCTCACGGCGCCCCGCAATGTCGTACTCGTAAATGCCTATGCCAAGCGGGTGCGTGCCTACGCGCTCAATGTTGGATTTAAGTCGGCGATCCGAGAAGAACAAGCCAGCACCGCCAGCGCTGCCGATACCTTGAGCCAAAGCGCCGCCGAGGCCAAACAGCCCGCTCATCTGGTTGTTGTATCCAGCCATTTGGTTTTGGTAATTTTTCTGCGCAAAATCACCTTGCGCTTGCGCCGCACCGAATACCGGAGACGCCGCTACGTTTGCGCCCGTATAACCTTGGAACTGCGGCATCTGCACTTGCGATCCAGACATAAGCGCGCCGATTTCGTTAATCGGCTGGTTGCGAAGCGCCAACTGCTGCGCCAATGACTGCTGAAGCGCCGTATTGCCGAACTGACCGGCCTGCAAGGCTTGGTTAAATTGCTGCGCCTGCGCTTGGTTAGCCGCCGCCTGCTGCTGAAGCGCTGCGTTCTGGTTCTGCGCCAAGGCGGTGTTGTACAAGCCTTGAATGTCCATGCGCTGACCAAACACCTGTTGCGCGGCGCGGTTTTGGGCGTCCTGCACCGACAAACCCTGCTGCAAGTTCTGTTGAACAGCGGCGTTATAGGACTGCGTAGCCCCCTGCCGTTCGCCGAACGCTTGCGCCCGAGCGGCTTGGTCTAGGCCAATGCCTTGCAACGCGGCCTGTGTGCGAAGGTCGTTTTCGCCCTGCTGCGCCTCTTGGATAGCGGCGTTATAAGCCTCGCCACCACGCACCAAGCCTTGATTCGCCAACTGGGTTTCAAGAGCCGCACGCTTGCGCTGCAACTGCGGCTCAAGGCGGGACATGATGGCCTGCTGTGCCGTCGTACCGGCGTTTATAGGCGCTTGTGGAAGGCCGGACAGGTCAACCCCTTGGGCATACCCGTACTGGCCTTCCATCGGCCCACGATTGACGCGCTGCGCGCCTACGTTGGCTCCGGCTTGTCCCATGCCCATCAGATTCGGGCCTTGGGCAACTTGACCGTACCCGCCCAACTGGGTGGAAAGGTCGCGCAAGTTGGGATTAAAACGCTGGCCGAGAACGTCCCGGGCCACGCCAATACCCTGCTCGCCAAGGCCAGCAAGGGCAAGGTCTACGCGCTGCTGCGCCTCAAGCGTCTTTTGCGCTTCCGGCGTTAAATACTGTTCAATGTACGGCGTGTCTTGGTCGGTAGTCGTGGTGAACTGTTCTTTCGTCGGCGCAACGGGAGAAGTGCCAAACTGACCACCGCTATACCCGCCAACACCGCCACCGCCGTAAAAATCACCAAGGCCAAGGTCATTGCCCCCAGAATCCGAGAGGCCAACGCCCGGGCCGCGCTGAAGATTGCCTTGGTTGTAAGCGTCCAACTGCTTCTGATAGTCGGCCATCGCCTTGTCGTATCCGGCTTGGTCAAACGTGCTTTTGCCGAAACTGACACGCTGGCCTCCAAGGGGAGTGGAAATGTTGGGGTTGCTGATCCGCGCCGTGAGGCGGGCAGCGTCCAAATTGGCCGCGCCCTGTGCGGTAGCAGCCGCAGCGTAGTCAGGCGCTGGCGGCGGTGAAGGTGATTTTTTGCCCATACCGAGGCTCCAAGAAGCGACACGCCGAGCGTGTCATGGTTAACAACACGATATCGCCGTCGGTGTCGGCGTCTTTAAGACGCGCTTCCTCGGTGAAACCCATTTTACGCACAACTCGTTGCGCACGCACGTTCCCGCTTGATACCGGGCAAATAACCTTGTTTACGTCGCACACATTGAAAGCGTAGTCAAAAATCGCGGCCAAATAAGCGGGGGTCATCCTGCCTTTTACGCAGATATGGCACACCACCGACCGGCCATTAAAATTCTCATAAACCACCCCGGCAACGGTTTTACCGTCCCGAAGCAACCCGATAGCGCTAGATCGGTCGGGGTTAAACGCCCCGTCCATTTCGCCCATAACCCAATGCCCCACGCTGGGGCTTGACGTTATATTCCAGCCCATCCGGTTTGGTACACCACATCCGTTGACGCCCATTGCAGGGATAGGTTTTTGGAGGTCGTATTCATTTGGATACCCCCGCAATAACCAATCCCGGTCACGCCCTGCCAATTGGCTTGCACAACGTCCCCGGTTCCCCACGTTGCTGTGTCCCACGTTGCCGTGTCCCAAAGCGCAAACGTAGACGGGGTATATGCAATAGCCGCCGTGCTATCGGCTTGGCTAAAGTCCACGTTGATTGAAAGGTTGATGCCGGGCGTGCCGTTGGAATACAGGCTTGGGCGAGCGCGGGTAAAGTATTTCTTCACCCCTCGCGTTTCAAAGTAGTTAAACGCCTGCAAAGCGCGTGCGGCGATGTTGTTGGTATCGTCTATGTACCCGGTATTGCCAGTCGTCCACGCCTTTGCAACGTAGTTGCTACCGCCGAAATACGGGTCGTCTTGGTAAATCGTAAAGCAGTTAGCGGCCCAACCCGTGAATTTGCACCAAGCCTTTGTAATGTTGTTCATCACAAATTGCTCTTGACTCCCCACGGACACCGGGACGTTAACAATTAGCGCGTTGTTTTTGGCGTTGTACAACATCACCCACCCAAAGTTGTTTTGGTAGGTAGACGTTGCTGCCGCAAATGCGCCTTGGATTTTGTCTGATAGCGCCACGTTGGGGTCAAGGCGGGAGGATTGCAGCGCAGACGCCAGCGGCAACAAGCCATCCAGCGTCAACAGCAACAAATCGCCGCCGTACTTCATAAAGCAGCGTTTGGACACCGGAGCGCCCAATACCCATACGCCGATCAATTCCCAAGTGGAGGCGCTAGAAGGATCGGTGCCGCGATAAACGATCACCTCGCCCTTATTGGTGACAAACACAAGGTTATCGTCCACGCCATAACCCGCGTCAATCGTCCATGTCCCCATTGCGACAAGGTAACCGCCAAACTTCGCAATGGATGAAAGGTCTAGCGTTTGCGCTGCGCCGCCTACGGATGACGTAGGCAAATACCACGCCTTTAGCGTGTCCTTTTCAATAAACCATACGCGGTTTTTAAAAAGGTTGATGTTGGATAGGTTTGTCGTCGTAACGCCCGTAATTGACGGAGTGGACGACCCATCAATCGCCGTCCATGTAGAGCCGTTGTATAGACGCGGCTTGTCTACGCCATTCACGGCATACAGGAAATTGCCACCCGTGGTAGCAACGTTGATGTATTCCCATCGGGCGTTGGTCAGCCCAGACACTACGGCAGCTCCTACGGCCCCTGCCGAGGTTACGTCATAAAATCCGGTTGACGAAGCGGCAAACATTTTCGTGGTCGCCGCGCCGTTGTACGTCATTAGCGTTTCAACTTGGCCCGGCAATCCGGTGGCGTGTTGACTATACCCGCCACGCAGATTGACGCTTGCTACGCCGGGAAAAAAGTTTTCCAGCGTTACGGCATCCGTCGGGGCCATGTTTGCCAATGAGTCGCGGGCGTTCCACCCACCTACAGGGGCAGGCAGCGAAGCAACGTTTGCGGCTGCACGCTGAATGAGAGCGCGGCGTGCCATTACGACTGTCCGTACCCGCTGTCCGGGATGTTGTCGTAACCGATAAGAACCGTACCCGGGCGCGGAGCAAACGACAAGTTAGCCGCCGACGTATCCTGCGCGATACTGGTTTCCAGTTCCATGATGTAATCGCGGTAAAGCGCCGTCGTATCAAAGCCCTTGGCCTCAAAGTATTTGAGTTTGGTGCTTAATACGACAAGGCGATCTGGATAAAGACAAGTATCTGTGTCGGCAGTAAACGATGTTTTTGGCACGCCAGACGCGCTTTCAACCCACGCATTGCTGCGGTATTCGAACCCAAGATATTCTCCCGCGTTGACGCCCGGCCAAATCTGGAAGTACTTACCAAGCAACCGCCAACGAATTCGCGGGCCGGTGCTGATGTAACCGGACAACAGCCATTCCCATTGCTGCGCAGACTCGGGGCCAAGCATTTCCCAACGTTTGCTCTTGTCCCAATGGGTGCGCGGCACGGTGCTGTTGTAGTCGGAAGGGAGGTCGTACTTGACCTTTTGGAACGTCAATGTTCCCCCAACCTGTCCTTCAGTAAACGCTTGGTTGACCGTTACAGCGGTCGGGCTATCCACGCTCGTGATGTACGTTGCGTTGCCAATACCGATGCCTTGCACTTGGTAGTTGGTGGACAAGCCAGAAGTGCTAGGGATGTTTATGATTTGATAGCCACCGTTGGCCCAATCACCCGTAGTGGTCGTCGCGTCCGTATAGAACGTGTACTGCTTGGTCAGTTCGCGCCAATCAGCCCGACGCAACAACTCGTATCCCGTGGCGTTCATCAGCGCCAGAATCTGCACAACGTCTTGGTTGGCGTTGCCAGCCACCGTGCTAGGGGTCGGGACGCCCAGTTCGTTAGTAACTTGCTGGACAAGTTGAAGCATCGTGCTGCCCATGATTAGCCTCCTTCGGCTACTTTAGGTGGCCGTCCCGGCTTGCGAGCGGCCATCAGTTCTGCCATTTGCGCTTTGAGCGTTTCCAACTCGCCGCGCGTCTTTTCCAATTCTTCCGCGCTTTCGCTACGGTGCTTAACGTTCAAGTAACTCTTGGCGCGCTCACGGAGGCCCGGGCCACCCATGCCAATGCGCTGCAACTGCGAATCAGACGCCGCGGCAACCTGTTCCACAGCCTGAAACTTGAGGATGCGGAGTTCTTCAACCTGTGCGCGGCTTACCTCGCCTTTACTGTCGCGCTGCCAATCATCCAATGACGTTCCAACAACAGGAACTTGAATTTCGTTATTTTTCATTTGGAAGTACAGCCATTGGCGCGGGAATCGTTCTTTGTGATCCTCGCGGACGGGCTGTTCAATAATGTTGGTTTTGTCACCGGGAGCCATGATGCGAACGAAGGGCTTTCCGTCCCATCCTTCAACATCCTTGGCAATAAAAAACTCAACGTGGAGTTGAGCGTCAGCAGCGGAAATATCAGAGTCAAGGGCCATCGTCTTTCTCCTGTGGGGATTAAGTTCTTGCGCCGGTCATGCTGTACCACTTTGTGTTGGATACAGCGTAAAAAATGCTCGTAAAGTTCGCAGCCACCGACGCGGATGTAGTCCCGTTGATGGTGGAATTAGTGTCGTAAGGATAAACCTTTAGCGTGTTCGCGCCCGAGTTCGTGACGTAAATCACTTCGCCCATCTCGGTCTGCGGTAGTTTTACGCCGGTTCCGCTAGCAGTCGTGCTAACGCCGTTAAATACATACGTCAGTTCGTATGCGTCACCCGCCACGGTTCCGGTTGCGGTAATCGCATCTGCCCCGTCCCCACAAATGGAAACGGTAGACAGGCGCGATAGCCCACTTCCAAGAACCCGTGACGGGATCGGCACAGATTAGGCTCCCAGAATGGAAACCCAAACCGTCGGACTAATGCCGACAAACAGGCGGCGCTTCGTGGTCGCAATTGACACCGAAGCAGCCCCGTCAATGGTCGTACCCGTCTGCGGATAAACCGTCAGCGTGCTTGCACCGTCATTCGCCACGGTCACAATCGCACCGGCTTCAGCAGGCGGGAGTTTGACACCCGTGCTGGCAGCGGTCGTGGAAACGCGGTTATGAACGGCAGAAAGCGCCAACGCATCCGTTGCAGACGAGCCAGCAGCGGTCAGCGTGTTGCCAACGTCACCGCAAATCGCGGTTGTTGCACCACCCGACTGCCCTGCACCCTGCACGCGTGAAGGAATTGCCATGTGTGTTCTCCTATGAGAAGGGGCGAGGTGTTACCCCCGCCCCCGACTCAATTAGACGGACGCCTTACCAAACCAAGCGTAGTCCCCGCTTACGAGGTCAACGGCCGGGCTGACATACGAACCACCAGTTGCCGCAACCAAGAAGGTCGTGGTGTTGATGTCGCAAGTCGCGGTGCTGGCGGAAATCGTCGCGTTCGCTTTCGCAAACACATAACGCTTACCGTCCGAACCAAACACTTCCGCGCCCAACGGCCCTTGATTCGGGACGTAGGCCGGGGTGCTGGCGTAGTACGAGGTGGCCTGCACTTGAGCAGCGTTGTTCAAGTCAATACCACCAAGGTTTGCGAGTGAATATGCCATGTTTGCTTACCCCTATTAGGCGATGAGAACGCCGCAGAACTGCGGGCCAGACGAAGTGAGGTTACCGGCCCAGCCGATCAACTTCACAATCGCGTCTTGGTTGACGGCTTGACGCTCGCCACCAATCGGCACGAAGTTGCGATCCTTATGCGGACGGAACATCAAGTACTTGGTGTTCAAGAACCACATATGGTTGGCGTTGCCCGAACCCGAGTTGTAGGTGGACGAACCGATACCACCGTCCAGCACAACGTCGGAGGCCATGCCCGCGCCGTAGTACTTGAGGGCCGCGAAGCCCGCACCCGCCATGCCCGAACCGGAGTCCGTGATGCGCTGGATGCTCTGCAGCGACTGCAGATACAAACGATAGTAGTTGTTGTCGGCCACGATCAAGTCCGGCTTGTCGGTGCCGCGAATCAACTGCACGGCAACCGCATCCATGTACTGCTGGATGTTGGAGGCCGCAACAGCCGCGCCGCCGTTCGTTACGCCCGAGTAGGACACCGAACGCCAGAACGACCACGTAGCGCGGTTGATGCCGCCGTAGGTGCCGGTGGACGGGCTATCGGGAACCGCCGCCGCGAGGCCGGTAAGGTTCTTGCCCGAGTTGCCGGTGCCGTCGCCGTAGAGGTCACCGCTAATGCGGTTCGCCAACTGCGCTTCGGCCACTTCCATGCGTCCGTCAAGGAGGTCGATGATCGCTTCCTTGCCCGAGTTCTGGATCATTTCCAGACCCGAGATGGACACCGCCGAGGCGTACTGCGAAATGCTGAACTGCGCAGCCGAGATCGGCGAGTTCTGACCGACGTTCAACACTTCGTAACCCGAATACGAGTTTGTGTTGTTGGTGGTCGTATCGTTGTACATGATTTCCTGCAAAATCACGTTACCACCGGAGAACGTCTTAATGTTCCCACGGTCTTTGAGGCGACGAAGCAACGCGTTGTTGTTCGTCACGTTGTCAGCGAGTTCACCCGTGCGGCTCTGAATGTTAGTCGCAATGATGTCGCTGATGCTTGAGTTGGCAAATGCCATGTTAATACTCCTGTATCAGTTGATTAAAACCGTGACTCTTGCTCGTTGAACGATTCTTCAAGCAATGCACGGCGACTTTGCGCTTTGGGAGCCGTGTTCGCGCCGGGTGTGGCACTTCTGACGCTGACCGCAGCAGCCCGAGCGGCTTTCGCTGCTCGGTTTTTCTCCGCTGCCTGCTTTCTATCCAGTTCGGCTTGTCGGCTTTCCTGTATTTTTGCAGACAGTTCGGAATCTAAACGTAACGCTTTATCATAAGCATCTTCCAATGTTTCCGCCATGCCCGATTGGAGCAGTTGAATCATTGTCGGACGCGCTTCTTCAAAAAACTCGGCCTTTTGTGAGAACGAGTCAATTTCGTTAGCCATCTTGGACTGTTCCATCGCCTCTTGCTGCTGTTTCCAAGTCAGCACTTCGCCCTTGACGCTTGCCAACTCGTTTTTGAGGGCAAACAACAAGGGATCGGCGGTGGTTTGCGGGGCATAGGCTTGGCCTGCGCCCATACCCGATAGGTCAATGCCGTATTCCTGCGCCAACTGCGCGAAATACTGCGCCCGGGTCTGCGGATCAGACGTTCGGAGGGTGTAATCGGCCTTCATTAGCGCCGCTACAGCCTGCTCCGGCTTCATTCCGAGGCCGGTAATGGTCTGGCGGTAAGGCTCAATGGCCTGCTCCATCGCATCGGCAAACTGCTTCTTGGAAAGCAGCGGTTCAATGCCTTTACGCATCTGTTCTTCGCGCTGCCACGCATACTCTTGGATGCGCGGGTCGGCCTTCTGCCACGCCTCGTGGTATTCCTTTTTCCACGATGCCGGGGGACGCTTCCAAACCGGCTCCTCTACGGGTTCCGGCGCGGGTTCTTCAACCTTGGTTGTCTTGGCGAACCGGCCTGCATCATCGCGCCCTGTGGGGGCGTCCGTTTCCGCTGCCTCAAACTGCTCGGCCAGCAGACTTTTACGGTCTACCGGCTCGTTATCGGCGGCTTCTACGGGCTGTTGGGGGGCATCCATTACTTATCTCCTGTGGGGATCGTGGGTAAATCGGATTTCGTCGCGCAAACGCGATAGGAGGCGGTTAGCGTCCTTATGGGTCATGCTGGCAAATTGATGCCGTAGCACTTCGGTTCGTGAGTTCTTGGCCTCTACGGGCTTCGGAGCGTGTTTAAGGGGGTCTTCGTTGCCAATTTCCATACACCCGTGGGCCTTGAGGTGCGCTCGGTGTTCTGACCGGCTGGTTATCATCCGACCGTCAATCATGGATTTGTAAGGCTGGATATCGGGCATGACGTAATGCCATTGGCCCTTCTTGTTCTTTGCCACTTCCACAAAATCGCCGTTTTCGTCTTGGATGTAACGTCGTTTCATAGCAACAAAAGCAATGCTTCCTCGTCGTCTAGTTCTTGAAGTTCCCGATATAGCCGCTCCATGCGCGCCACATCGTTAAGCAGGGCGTCAAAGTTAATTTGGGCAACCGGAACAATCTCGGCGTCCACCACCGTAACTTCCACAAACGGCGCAACAATCTCCTGCGCCACACGCGGTTTGCCCTCTACCAGTTCCTCGTAAGCGGCAATAATTTCTTGCCGCCGTTCCGCACGCTTTTTGGCTTCTTCGCGGAACTTGTGATCTTTGCGCTTGTCGCCATCGTGCGTGTCTATAAGGATGACAGGCGGCGGCGGTGCGCCACCAACAGCGTCATCGGCAAACGGCAATACGCAAAATGGGACTAGGCCGAACATTTTTAGACAGAAACCGCCATGTCAGAAACAACCCATGCTTGCGCATTTTCGTCCCACGCATACATCTTGCCGTCGGTCGGCATCGGCACAGGGGCCTGCCAATCGGCGTTATCGTCTAGCGTCCATGACGGAAACGGCTGCGGCGCAATAAACGCATCCAGCGCCGGGTCATACGAATATCCGATCCCCGCATAGCGTTTCCTCATATTGCCGTTGTAACTGGTTTGCACCCAGTTGCCGCCAAACAGACGCTCGCAGAACGCACGGCCAATGGATTCTTTTTCCACGCCGTTTGCGTCCGAGTTGTCTTTGGTCGCGACTACGATTACTCGCAGCACGACATTGTTTGCATCCAATTCTGCAAAGTGCGCCATGTCAGTCCCTCAAATGCAACGCGGTGAGCGATTCTTCGCTACCGGCTAAACCTACTGGAAAAGTGTTAAACGCAAGGCTAATTCGGTCATCGCCCTGCACGGTTTCTACCATGTGCGTAAGGCTTGACGGAAACAGGATCAGTTCGCCGGTCGCCACTTCAAACCACCACGACTCGCTGTTGTATAAATTCCAGTTGTCCGTGGTCAGTTTTATCTGCTGGTATCCGTCGCGGTAGAAGTAAATCTTGTCGCGCTCTTTTGCGGCTTTTAAATACAACACGCCGCTCACAAACGAGTTGGGGTGCGCGTGTTTGTGATGAAACTCGCCGGGTTTTGTGTAATTTAACCAAGACTGCGTAATACGCAACGAGACGGTTTCTTTCGGCGCGTAGATTGCCTTGACGTATTCATCCACAGACGCCTGCACAAATGTCATAAGGTTTGCCAGCGTATCGTGACCCAACACATAGCGGTCGTTGCTCGTCGTGTTGCCCATGTTTTTGTGCGTCGGCTGTGCGGCCACGAAGTCGGTTTCGTTAGCCGTAAAGTCACGACCCAACGCAAACTTAGCAACGGGCGTCGGAAATATGCCGTGTAGGTTCAAGAGTTGTACGCCTGTTCAATGCCGCTCAGTTGCGCTTCCATTTCTTCCTTTTGGCCGGGCAGCAAAATGGTGTTGATGGAATCCTCAAACGCTTTGATCTTTTCGATGGTTTCCATCACTTCTTCCATCGTGGGCTGCGGGCGCGGGTCTTCCCAACGGGTAAACCCTACGCCTCCCGTAATCTCCCATTTCGCGCCGGGACGCAAAAGGTGCATTGCCACGTTAATTCCCACAAGTTGATACGCTTTCATTAGTTCACCTTCAAAATAACGATGCCAGAGCCGCCGGACGCGCCATTTGTTGTAAAAAAAGGGCTAGTGCCAATGCCGCCACCGCCACCACCCCCACCGGTATTTGCTGTGCCGGGAGTTGGCGCTGTAGTTGGATTTGAG